CAACAGTCAAGACGGGCATGTCATCTAATGAAACAATTTCTATGTTGACTGCCAGTATTAAATTAGCCACTGGTACAGGAAGAGATTATTCGGACGTCATAAAAGATTTACAAATTGCTTTTCAAGATTATAATTTAACAGGAGAGGCGGCATTAAGATTTACAGCCAGAATAAGTGAAATTAGTAATAAATTTGGCACTAATCTAGATATTGTTAGAGAGTCTTTAAGAAGTACGGCAAATACTTTTAAACTATTTGGCGATCAATCAGAAGCGGCAACCAAAATATTGAATAATTATGTGGGAGCATTAAAAAATACCCATATTAGTGGCGATCTTGCTATTGATGTAGTCACTCAAATGACTCAAGCAATTAGTCGTATGGGTATTGCTCAAAAGGCATTTTTGTCAGCCCAAACAGGTGGACCGGGAGGCTTAATGGGAGCTTTCCAAATTGAAAAAATGATGCGTGAAGGTAAAATTGACGAGGTATTTGAAAAAGTAAGGACTCAAATGCAGAGACAATTTGGAAAAATTGTTACCTTAGAAGACGCCGCTAAAAGTCCGACGGCAGCCGCTCAAATGACCAAGCAGATGATGATTTTACAACAGGGACCATTAGGAAAATTTGCTAAAGATGACCAAACGGCTATGCGTATACTAGAAGCTTTTAAATCTAGAGCAGAAGGCAAAATAACTCCAACAGATTTATCCACTAAGGTTGTACAAGACAGTGTAGATAAAGGAACTATTGTACAAGAAAAGAGTTATACTGAATTAAGTCGCATACGTGGCATTTTAGAAAGTGCACGTGGGGCTGCTGATATTGCTAATTTGGGTTATGTGCAAAGAGGTATGACGGCTAGTGCTGGCATACCTGCTGGCGAACTCACCGCTGCGCAAGATGCTATGCAAAGAGGTTTAAAAGGATCCATGACTAGAGCGGCAGTTAGAGGTGGAAAAACAATTCAAGACCTAGAAAAAGACATAAAAACTAGGGCTCCAATTATGGATGCGGGCAAACGAATTTCAACAGCTATAGAAGAAATTTATATACAAATGAAGGATTTGCCACAAAGTATGAAGGCTCCTTTAGATGCATTAAAAAATGTAATTAAATCTGGCAAAACACAAGATTGGACAAAAAGCGCTAAAGATTTGGAAAGTGAAATAGCAAGAGCAAAAATTGAGGCGGTCAGAAAACCCAAAGAAGAGCGCGATAAAATAATGCAAACTATCCAAAGAGAAGAACAAATTCTTAAAATGATGAAAGAAGATAGAGCATCCATACCACGTGGCGATCTTGCCACTAATAGGACAGCAGACTTTAGAACATATACTGGCGCCGGAGATGTAGGGGTTGCAGCTAATCAAGTAATTGGTATTACAAGAAGAGGAACTAATATTTCCAACTTAAATAGAGGTGTAGATGGAGAGGTAAGAGATCGCAGACTAGCAATGACACCTGGGGGTAAAATGGGTGATGTTTTCGTACACGTAACAGGATATTGTATTAAGTGCAAGCAGCAGATCGAAGGGGGCGATCAGGTAGCTTCTCTAAACCCCGCGGGTGTTAATACCTAAGGATTATTATGGCAATAGGCGATTTTATAAATGGAATAAATTCTGTACAAAGTGCTATTAATGGAAATGTTCCATTAACACAGACACAGCAAGATCAATTTAAAAGTGATGGATTTTTATTACCTGCAACCTTTTCAGCGGATGGTACAGGGTTGCCTTCTAGTAAAATTCCAAGCTATCGTGATGCAATTTTTAGACGAAATATTATTACATGGTTTGTTCCAAATTTTGGCATTGTCTCGATGTACATAAATCCAGCTCATATTAGTTATGAACATAGAAAATTAATTACTAAAGATAGAACTAAGGGCGGATTCACTCTACAATACTGGGGAGAAGAGCTAGACGTTTTAAATATTTCTGGAACTACTGGTGCTTCTGGCATTGAAGGTATTAACGTACTTGAGGAAATATATCGTGCTGAACAATATGCTTTTGATGCTACCGGTTTAGTTATTGCAAGCAATAATGCGACTACAGATTTGTCAAATACGTTAACTGGATTAGGGGGCGCCATTGGCGGATCAGTCGGTGGCGCAGTTGGTGGTGCAGTGGGCTCTTTATTAGGTATTGCATCTCCCAATAGTAATTTGGCTGTACAAAATGTTCCTTCAATGGCGCAATCAGCATTTACAGTTGAAATGTATTATAATGGATGGGTATTTCGTGGTTATTTTGATAATATGACGGTTAATGAAAAGGCGAATGATTTTTTGATTGATTATCAAATAAGATTTATAGTAACACAACGTCGCGGATATAGACTGAATAACTTTCCATGGAGTAAATCAGCTATTGATGGATCTAGTCAGCATACTACGCCTTCATCTTTTTCTGGTCAGATTAACTCTGGATTTTAAGAGGGGATAATTTTGGGTTTTCTAGGAGATTTAGCAGGGGCGATAAGCTCACAATTTGGAGTTGGCGAAAATAATAATCGTACTCTAGATAAGGTATTTTTGGGACAGGATATTAAATATGGTCAACTTGGCGATTTTGCAAATAAATTTGATCAGTCCGCCCAACGTAAATACGTTGAAGAAGGTTATTTAAGAGTTGATCCATACAACATGGATCCCAAACAACTCGAAATTCTTTTTCAAGAACATAATGCTAGCATTTTTATTAAAAAAAAGATGTTTTCTTCTATTGCGGAAAATTTTAGACCTGACTTTATGGATCAGGATGAAAAGCTCTATTATAGAGCTTTACGAGTTCTATTTCAAAATAAATGCAATGTAATTTCTGCTTTAGAAAAACTATCTAAGATACAACAAGTGACTAATGGTGTCGGTTCTATTGCTGATCAATTAATTCCTATCATATCAACTTTGTCAGATACTATCTCTGCAAATACATCGACTCCTAATGATTTGTTTGGTGGTTTTACTGGGGGCTTATTTGGTGGGAGCGCTGATCCAAGCCAACTAGCCTCAGTAATGAATCAAGTTAGAAAAGTGTACGGATTTAATACCAGTAACACTACAACTACCTGGATTACGGATGCTACTAATTTGTATCAATCGCAATTTGCCCAGGGTACAGGTGTTATTGAGATTACGAATTTTACTAATCTTAGTACTATGACTACAGTCGAAGGCGTTAAAAATCCTGGTTCTTTTAGTTTGTCAATAGTAGATCCATATGAGGCAATGCTAATTACAGATTGGGATATAGAAAAAGCTATTGCTGATGCTACTAATATGTGGTCAACACATAGTTTATTTAATTTTTCTAAAACTAATATAGATCAGACAATTAATGATAATTTAACCCGTTTAAATCAATATAGATCCGCTCGCGGTGCAGGACCCATTTCTATAAAAATAGATCCAAACACGTTGTTAGGTCAGAGAGTAACCGCTATTATAGATAGACTAGGTATAGAGTTAATTTTTTCTTTTAATTCTGGATTTATAGGGGCAGGTAGTAGTGCCTCAGTTTCTCCAGATTATTTAAAAGGTGGCAGTATTGCTGGCGATGAGGGATTAAATACCTCTAACGGTGTTGATTCTACTGGTATGCGACATATTACATCAGAATTAGATACCTTCTCTAATGCCATATCATCTATTTACAGTAAAATACAATTAGATCAAAATAGTAGAAATGCCTTTCAAATAACTAATAAAAATACAAATTATGCGAGAAAGAAATTAAGATTTAATTTCTCTGGACAATTAATTATTCAACCGATGGACATTATTCATATTTATATGAGTAGTAAGAGTAGATTTGATAATAAACTACTGTCTGGGCTACAAAATATGTTTTCTGGTGGGGGCATATTACAAAATTTGAATAATACTATAGTAAATACCGCTAATAGTGTGACTAGTTTGTTTAAACCTGCAGGCAATATAGATTTACAACTTGAAAAATCTGTGTATGTTGGATCAAATTTTCCTAATTATTTATGGTCTATGTTAAGATCACAATTTGTTACAGAAAAAGAAGGGGCGCATGTTTTTGCAGGAATAATAGAAAGTGTAAATGATAGTTGGAGAGATGGCAAATTTGTTGCAAATATTAAT